TAAGGATTCTTGGTACTTCTGTTCGTAATATGTAACTAAATCTTGTTCACCTTTTTGGAAGATGATAGCCTCACGCAACGAACCATACAACAAAACACTTTCAAAATTATCACCCAGCCAAGAAGTGCCAGCTGCATTCTGAATATTATTTACAGGCACTGAGAATCCACTTCCAGTACCCCCTATTGTAGAGGTAGCAGCGCTCAAAGAGTTGCCCACAAGATATAAAAATCCTGGGTTTACTAAAGTCACTGCAGTTACTGCGCCACCTGATACGGTTATTGTAGCTGTGCCATTTGAGCCATCACCGCCTGTTAACGCCACATTCTCATATGTACCGTTGGTATAACCAGAACCGCCTACAATCGTGCCAAAACCAGATAAGCCACCCTGTACAATCGTAACGGGGTAGTAGTAATAATGCAGTTCAGTTTGGTAACTATCATCTGGAGTTGGACCAATAATATAGGTATAGGGTAAAAACTGAGCGTAATACCTAGGGGTGCCAGTATCGGTAGGACTTGGGTATGCTTCACGGATAAAGTTAACGTCTTTGTCAATTAAAAATTGCTGACTTCCGTCTGCCAATATGACCGCTAAAGAAAAAGATGCCAAATAGTCCTCGGGAAGGGCTAAGTACTTATCTCCGCTGGTAAAAGTACCAATGACGTTCTTACGGATAGCAGGTATCGCAACAGCGTTATAAATACGCTCTTCGCACAGCTGTACAAAGTTAGGAATGTTCTGAACAAATAGCTGTTCATTTGACTCCGTATACGCTTGTATAGCTTCAGATAGCTGCTGGAAGTTCATTATGCCATCGGTCCTCTAGCCATTACACCCTTAGTTGCTGCGCCAGTACCACGAATTTTCATCTCACCATGCTTGTTAATTGGTTGATCGTTGTTCTTGGTATATCCGCCTACAGACATATTTACCTGATCTACGCCATTGCCTGGCTTAGTAACAGCAGATTTTACTGTAGTTATTTTCTTACCATCCATTGTGTGCGGTGCAGCATAAACCTCAGCAGGTCCTACTTCCTTGCCGCCTTTTTTCATAGAAAATTTAGCCATTATCGACCCCTTCCAGCAGTTTTTTTGTAGGTAAAGGAAGAAATTTTTTGATTAGCTACTTTAGCTAAGCCACGCCCCATTTTCTTCATGTCGGCGTTGGTTTTACCACCTTTAGCCATTTTTTTAATGTCTGCATCTGGATGAGCGCCTTTGCCTTTAGCCATATGTTTTTTTAATGCTTCTTTAGTTGTTGCCATTTTCAACTCCTTAAGTTGTCGTTACCGTTACTGTACCAACAATTACTTGTTGTACCAAGTCATTTGGGGTTAATCCTGCATCGGGTCCTCTACTACCCCCTACTGGGTTCCAGCCCCACTGAAACACCCTACTACCCATTTCTGGACTACCAAACCCATTTGGGCCTACACCTGTAATATTAATCTGTAAACCGCTTTGTCCAGATACTAAATAACTCACATCTGGTCTTGGCTCCCGCACCGCCTGTGGATCATTTACTGGATACAAACCTAATAACAACTGAGGCTGATCTGGATCCCAACAAGACGGACAAACCTTAACTCTGTACGGCTTTGTCTTTAATATCTGAATCTTTAATTCCTTAAGTTTATACCGCTGCGCACAACGATCGCACTCAGCAATTGCGTATTTACCTGAAGCAAATTTACTTGGCATATCATTTATCTATAATAAAACGAGTTACGAGGTACAAAGCGAATAGCGGCTTTTTCCCTATCTTCCGTAGAAGCTAGGTCCCATTGTTGTTCATAATCAGATTTAAGCATTGGGATGCGTCCAGGGTCAACACCAGGAATCTTCATGCTAAGGTAATACGCAAGCCCTGCCACCATGCAGGGAATAAATCGAAACGGAATATCCTGAGTCCTGATACCACCACCAGCATCTTGAATACGACGCATACGGTAATAAACTAAAGTAAATTGGTTGCCTGGTGGGTTAGGGGTAGGCCAGACATTAATCGAAGGAAGCTGGTTATTAAACACGTTTGCCCCCGTTAAATGGGATACAGCTGTGGTGCCGTTCTGACCACGCCAAGCGTTTAGGATCTGATTCCCTACAATGTTTTGATAGCCAATGGTCTCGTTGTCAATATTGACAAACCCCTGAGTTGGTAGGTTAGCAGCATTAACTAAAGTAATAGTTGTGTCATCTGCGTCAATTCCACCGTTTAGGGTTGTTTGGGCAAGAGAAGAGCTACCCCCACTTTGGCGGTTAATCCACATCTGAATAGGACGTCCGCTGGTATTTTTATTTGGAATCGTAATATAGGTAGATTCACTAATACGACTTAAATTAATGTCAATCTGATTAGATTGGCTACCGTTATTTGTACGAGTCACGGCATCTAGAATATCAATCGTATCCACAGGCAGAGCATAAATAGCCTGTCTTGTGTTCATAACAATTTGACCCTGCTCAACCGTCCAGAGATTAATACCCCGGTTAGCCCATTCAATAGTTAACAGGTTTAAAGACCGCCGTGCAGTCCTAAAATCATATCCAGAACGAACTTCCATACCAACTCGTTCAAACGCCTCCTCAATGAGGTCGTTCATGTCTAGATTAAAAGCTGTGGTACCTGTAGTAGTCATATCTTCCTATACGGTTTTACTTTTGCTTTTATTCCTTTGGGCTGGGGCACGAACTGTTTTCCCTGTGCTTTTCCCGCCCGCTTTGCTCGTGTTGTTGCTGCGTACTCTTGTGGGCTTAACGCTTCGATTGCTTTCTTGGGCAGGTACCTCTCGCCCGTCTCGGACGACTTCTTCCCTGACTTGGTTGTCCACTCTTGGTCGCCCCAAGCTTTTAAAGATTGCTGTGATTTTGCTAAACCACCCCCCGCCATCTTCTTCTTTTTGCTGGCGCAATGAGCCTTCTCCGAGAACCCCTTTGGGCTGTCGCAGTTGATCGACTTTTTGCGCTTGTCTGACCATTTCACTTATAGCCTCCACCAGCTGCTTTGTAGCGTTTAGCCATGAGCTGTGCTTTGCGGGCTGACCATTGTCCTGCGCCAGTACCTTGCACCGCAGCAGCTTTGATACTGTTAAAGATCCGTTTACGTAAACCCGGCTTGGTGTAGTTACCTGCCTCGTTTACCTTGGACTTACCGCCTTCGGCGTACTTGGCTGTCTTAGCTGCATTGGCAAAATCACTTTTCTTAGGTGCTCCTTTAGCTCCAACACTACGCATCTTTTCGCCTGAACCCGCAGCTATCCTGCGTTTCTTGGCAGCGATATTGGCATAAAGTCCACCACCAGCCATTTTAACTTCACCGCCTTCTTTATATTGCGTAAAGTCCGTGTCATCTCTGCGAGCTCTCTTAACCCCTTTAGGCATCTTAGAGGGGTTTATATCACCCATGCCACGACTTGGTCTCATGCTCTAGTCCTTCCTCTAATAGCAATACCGTCAGCACGTTTGGAAGCGGATGAAACTTTGCCACCTTTTTTCATACCAATTTCCGCTTTAGCCTGTTGTTTGGTTTTTCTACCCGCAGCAACTTCAGCTTCCAAAGCTCTAATCTTTTCGTCTTGGGATTTACCAGCATCACCGGTAGCGGTGTCTACAAAACTATTAATAGCATCAGATATCCCAGGAGCAACTAAACCACTTCCTATTTGTTTAATTACATTACCCTGCTGTTTAACTAAGTCCATATTAAGCCCTCGTCCTTCCTCTAATTGCTATGCCATCGGCTCGTTTAGAGGCAGAAGATACCTTACCACCAGCTTTGTAGTTTGGTTTTTTAAGTTTGTTACCCATCATACCTTTTTCAAGATCACTAGCAGCACTTGCCATATTTAACATCTGTTTCATATTGTTAATAGCTGCTTGGCGGATTAAAGGACTTTGTGGTTGACGTTTATCTGCAAACTCTTTGTTCTCAGCAGCTTTACCCTTAGGATCTTTTTCTGTTGGATTGTGCTTCTCGTGTATATCTTTATATCCCTCAGCTGCAGGCTTTTTTCTCTGCAATTGCTCAGGATCAGACCCAAACCCCAAATCTATTTGGGCTGAAGGACTAACAGGGTTTACACGTTTATCCATTACGCTCTAGTCTTCCCACGAATAGCACAGCCATCGGCACGCTTGGAGGCAGAAGATACCTTACCGCCCTTTTTCATACCTAAAAAACCACGAACCTTCTCAACACCAGACTTAACAGATTCTTTAAACTTAGCGTCCTTAGTTTCCATCTCACGCTGTTTTTTAGCGTTTTCGGCTTCGTAGTTAGCATAACCCCTTTGAGTTTCTGTAGTTACAGGGTCCGATACGGTACCATCGTCGTTTTGTTGAGCTTTAGTAGCCATGTTAGCAAGCCTTTCCGCCTGATTTCATCTTAATCATCTTACCTTTGGTTTTACCCTTAGACTCAATGCCGCCACCTTTGGCATATCCCATACCCATACCGCCGCCCATCATTTTTTTGACAGGCTTCTTAGCCATACCACCTTTAGCCATTTTGCCTACGCCATCAGCAGCAAATGCTGGTACTTTCTTGCCGTCTTTCTCAACCATTGGCATACCACCGTCTTGCATCTTCATTGGTTTCTTTTTAGCCATAATAGCCATCATTCCTGGGTTCATCTTTTTCATAGTCCCACCTTCTTTAAAAGTTTTGCCTTTATCGGCAGTTAAAAATTCCTTCCCAACTGAAGAAGGCACTCCTGCTTTTTTGGCAAACTTTGGGTTATTAGCCACAGCCGCCATGAAATTGTGTTGCTTTTTACTTACGCTAGGCATTTGCTATTTTGCTTTGAATAAGTTGGTCAATTTTGCTTTCAAGCTTGTTAAAGCGCTGGTCAATGTGCTGCATAATGCGGTCAATCTCTGCTTGAGTAACGTTATCACGAGCTATCTCCTCACGAGTTTTGTTTAATAAGATGTTAAGGCGTTGTATTTCAGAGGCTTTTTCATGCCCAATATAGGCAAGCACCCCAAGAAGCACCGTTAACACCATGTTCCATAGCATCATTTCCATTAGACTATCCGTCCTCTGGTTTTACCTTTAACTGCTATACCATCGGCACGTTTGGAAGCGGATGAGACTTTGCCACCTGCTTTGTATGTTCTTGGTGTAGCTTTTGTTTCTGAATCGCCGCCAGACGGTTCTTTCTTGCGTTTTAATTCTTCAGCTTTATCTGTTTCTTCTTTAGCTTCACGTTCTTTTTTATAAACAGACTTTGTATGTTGTAAATCCGCATAGCCAGCACCTAACACAGCGGCACCCGGCCCAACAAATGCGGCTATATCTTTAGCGGTATCTTTATTGAGTTTCATACCATTTTCCCTTTAGTCTTACCACGGACTTCGCATCCACCACCACGAATGGTTCCGCCTTCTTTGCAATTCCAAGCCCGTAGGGACTTGTTGATGCGGCTATCTGGATCGTTAGCGGTTTTAGCAGATGTGAGCTTTTTCTTCATACCCTTCATGCGGGCGCAGAAGGAATCCCGTCTTGAACCACCTTCTGGCTGTGGACGTTTAAGCCCAGGCTTACCAGGATTGGCTGCGTTGTACGAAGCTCGCCCCTTAGCGTTTAAGCCACCTTCAGGGTTTTTACCCTCTTTGCGAGTCCATGCAGGGGATTTAGCCATAAAATACTGTAATTGCAGCATTAGCTGGTAAGTCTAAATACAAACCATCAGTAAAACGAATACCCTCACCAGGTACCAGTGTAGAAATA